GCCAATCGTATCCCCCCTGCGACGACCACCAGAAATGAAGAAGTCTCGGATATATGGCGTGACAACTGGAGTTGGTTGTGCAACAGCCTCTTCTGCGACAACTTCTTCTGGCAAAGTCTCGGCAACAGGCTCGTCTACAGGGGATTCTGTAACAGTTGGTTCTTGCGGAAACACATCTTCAGTTACAACTTCACCGCCAGCATCAATAGCGACATCTTCTGCAACTCCAGGACCGGCAACTTCTTCGCCAGCGCCAGGAGTAACCTCACCAGAAACAGCAACTTCACCCGTTCCTGGAGCTTCCGCACCGCCACCTAAACCAAAATCAGTTCCTCCAGCGCCAGGAACATTAACATCAACCGCTCCTGGTACTGTCTCTGCCTCGCCACCAACACCAACTCCACCACCGCCTAATTCTTGACTAATTTGGTCGGGTATTGGAATTTCTTGGGTGGAGGGCGGGGTGATTTCAGCGCCTATATCTGGAACGGTGCCCACAGGAGCGCCAGAAACGTCAATTTGACCCCCAGAAACAGGCTCAGAAACCCCTGGAATAGCCTCTACAGGGGCTGTTGGGGCCACCGTAATCGGTTGTCCTTGGCTTACATCACCTCTACCAGCAGATATAAGGTCAAGAATGTTGATTTGTTCTGGAACAAACGTAGATGGAGCGCCAATCGTCGCTACATTTCCACCTGTTGTCGCCTCTGTCGTTGTATCAAACGTTGGCCTTGTTGCAGATGACCTAATGAGAAAACCAGACTCTCCACCGCCAGTAGCGGTTTCATACCTTATCGGAGTTTTTGTGTCATTGGGGTCATAACTTATCAGGTAGCTTGCTGTTTTTCCGTCTGGAAGAGTTACTTGAATTTCTCTTTGAAAAAATACGTATCCATCTTCTACCTTTTCTTCTACTGGTCCAGCAATCTCATTTGCCCTGGGCTGCATTTCAGGCATTGCCTCAACCGCTCTCGCAGTTAAACCGCCTGGACCAGCTAGCTGCTCACCTCCGCTGGTAATCAACTGGGCTACATTCTCTGCGCCAGGAACAAAGACATCTCCAACCTGAACGGGAGCAGAGGCAACCGGACCAACAAAACCAGACTCACCAGCAGTAGGAGTAGCCCTGTTTACTTCTTGCATGAACCCAGAAGCACCACTGAGGAGTGCTTGTATAGGGTCTGCGCCAGCACCTATAGCCCCCAGAGCCTGACCAAGCTGAGCGCCTGCACCGCCAGCAGTACCAAGCCCCTGCTCCTGCGCTGCAAGCATCTGCGTCTGTTGACTGAACGGGTCTGTTTCAAGCCCGACAGCAGTACCAATATCCCGGCCTACAGAACCAACACCACCAGCAAGAGCGCCGGTAAGAGCGGCTTGGTCAACATCGCCACCAGTCAGCGCAGCAGTGACAGCAGAGGATGCAGAGGAAGCAACAGCGTTGGCAACTACGTTTTTGAAAGCAGAGTCTGCCATCACATCTGCAACAGCAGTGCCCACAGTGTTAGCAACAGCAGGAGCAACACCAGCAGTCACAGCGCCCTTGATAGCGCCCTCTAGGAAGTCACCGCCCTGAGCCTCTGCAAGAGTGCCTTGAACAATAGCAGAGCCAACAACAGCAGCGGCAGTTCCCGTCAAACCTAAAGCAGAGCCTATCGCTGTTCCAATGCCGGGAGCAAATAGAGATAGTCCCATCGCAATGATGGGCATCAAGTCTCCGAATCCACTCTCTCTTTTTTGCCTTGCAGCTTCAACAGTTGCTAACTGAGACTGAACCGTAGGTATTGCTTCTTGATATTTTTGGTTTATTTGATCTTGTGTAAAGCCACTTTTTCTTAAAAAATCAACAGAATTTTTTAAAGAATTGGATGTTGCTCCAATGTAATCATTGAAAATGTCTCGTGCAAAGTTGTTGGACACATACTGAATAGGATCGGCCATTGCACTCTTGACCAAGCTATTTGCTTGGCCCATGACCATCATCCTTCTCTGTGGGCTGTCGCTTCCAGAAACAAGTAAGTCTTGAGTTCTTTCGTACAAGTTAGGAATTGCCTTAACTTGTTCTACTGTGTATGCAGTTCCTACGTAACTCATCTCACACTCCCAGCGCAGCAGCTATCTGTTGATGGATGGTCTGATGCACACCGATCCAATCGTAAAAGTCATCTTCAACATTCCAGTCAGCGTCGATCAACTGGAACGGGTTATCCAAGTTCAGAACACTAGCCAGAGACTCATGCTCTTGGTTATGCACGAAAAGCCAATCGTCTAGGTTGGACGGGTCAGCATCAGTGATAGGGTACTTAGGGATAAGGATGCCCCTGTCTGCCAAAATTTCGTAGAACAACTGGTGCTGCACCCCGTTCTCAAACAGGAACTCGCCCAGGCCATCCCTGTCTCCGAACTTGACGTAGGACAGAACCTCGAAATTCACTTGTCAGCCTTGCCATCTAGCTTGTCGAAGATGCGCTCACACATATACTCGATCCGCTTGACCGCATCACTGAAGTCTTCTCTGCGAACAAAATCGTTGTGCATGGTCTGACTGATGTCCCGCACATCTGACTTCAGGTCACGGATAGCATCCCAAATGACTTTGAGCATCCAGCCGCCTAGAGCGCCAGAGCCTGCGATTACCATGTTGAACAGTTGCTGGTTGTCCATTTACACGCCGTAATAAGGAATCTTCTTTAGCACACCGCCAATGCTGATGACGATGTAGCCTTCTGGGACTAGCTGCAAGCTGGAAGTTGCAAACGTAGCAGAAGCGTTGGTTGTGTTTGTCACAGAGATGTTTGCCGTGACCTCTCCGCTTCCAATCGTCACATTGCTAAGCGTCAGGTTGCCTACAGATGAGGTAGTGCTGCCTAGCGTGATGGTTGCGTTACCAAGCGTAGCCGTGCTGTTCTGTAGCTGAGCATTTGTCACGCTGCCAGTAGGGATGGCGGCAACCACATTTCCGGTAACAGCGGTGATGCTTCCACCAGTGATGGCTACGTTGTTGGCATCCTGGGTAGACATCGTACCCAGGCCAGAAACAGCAGAGTTGGCAATAGCTATCGCAACATTGGCAGCAGCGGTAATGCGTCCTTGGGCATCTACAGTGACTTGCGAAACCTTGTCTGCTGTCCCGTAAGAGCCAGGGGTAACAGCAGTGTTTGCAAGGTTGATGGTGACATTGCCTGTAAGCTGACCACCACCAGACAGAGCAGTGCCAGCAATGACGTAGGCAGTGTTGGGAGTAGCGCCTACATCTGTAGGTCCGAGGACGACAACACCCGTCTGACCGTTGACAGAAAGAACAGAGTCTGTGTTGTCAATCTTTTGCCAAGCCGTACCGTTAAACAGGGCTATGTCGTTGACTTGCCAATCTGTGATGCCGTCTAGGTTGGTGGTGCCAGCGACAGAAACAACGTAGTAATCACCTTTGTTGCCAACTCCAGACGCAAGCGTAGGCGTGTTCGTGGATGCATTCCACGTACCCTTGTAGACAAGAGCGCCTATAGCGTTTTGGAAGGAGCTGACAGTCTTTAGCATGATTACGAACCGTCGCCAGGAGTGATGTAGACAACTGCACTGCTGCTGCTAGTCACGCCTGTGAAGTATGCGTTGGGAGTGAAGGTCAAGATTTCGTCAGTACCAGCAAGCAGCGGGATAGATTCTGCGGTGGTGGTAACAGCAACAGCGGCACTGTTAGCGGTGGCGGCAGTGGTTCCTATACCCATAAACACAGTCACAGAACCAGCGTTGAGGATGCGATACTGATTACCACCAAGAGTGGTGGATACTGCCTGTACGGGTGTAGGAGCAGTGGCAGCAGCGGTAAAGACTACCGTGTTGCCTGTGGGTGTGAAGGGTGAGTTAACCATCAGGCACTCCAGGGCAGCGGGGGAGTAACAACAGGCGGGTTGATCTGATTGTTAAGTTGCTGGATAACAGCCTCTTCCGTGGCTTCTTTGTCTACCCCGTTAGCCCACACCCAGCCAAGAACTTGGTCTTGAGTCAGGTCTTCGTAGGGGGTAAAGCTGGTGCCGGGTGCTGGCACAGAGCAGGTAGAGTAGACAGATGCGTTGTACGTCCCGTCAGTACCGGCGCAGGTCCAGTGACAGCAAAAAACAACATCTGCTTGCCCATCTGCATGAGGGTGGCAGTCCATTGCGGTAACAGTCCAAGTTACGGTCATGATTTACGCTCCTTTAAGGGTGGGTTGCTTTGTATGCGTCGAACTCGGCCTTGAGTTCTTGGATTGCGGCGGTCAAAGTTGCCACGAGGAATGAAGTGTCAATACCTTGAGGTTTGATGCTGCCGTCTTTGTTAACCGCATCTTTTTCGCCAGTTACAGCTTGATGGCAGACTTCAGCCAGTTCATGGGCAATGAAACCTTCACCAGCGGAACCGTCTACTTTCCAGTTGTAAGTGCAGGGCTTCAGTTGAGCAACCTTTGCCAGCGCACCAGTCATCGGCTGGACGTTTTCTTTCAGGCGGTAGTCGGAAGTCGTGTTGTACGCAACCGCAGTCGTGCCGTTCTGAGAGATGGAGCCAATCTCACCAGCGTCGTAATAAAAGGCGTGATACCGCGCACTTGAAGCTGTACCGTTGCCATGAAATGTGTTCAGTGCAGTGGCAGTGCCATTGAGAACCACCGTATGCCCACCCTGACCGGCTGCGGTACTCGTCGTCCCCACCAGCAAATTCCCACTGCTGTCGATACGGGCGCGTTCTGTTGCGTTAGCACTGCGGAAGATTTGAGTATCTGCGTCGTAATAATTCGTGGATGTACCGTTGAAATACAGGATGAACTGACCAAGGCTTCCACCACCTTGAATGTTCACCTTTGCATTGTCGGTGGTGCCCCCTAAAAGCAGGTTCCCCCCGCTTGTCAGCGTCATTGCTTGGGTGAAGGTGATGGCGTTTCCTGCGGTGCCGGAGGGGGCGGTAAACCACTGATGCTGCCCGGATGAGGATTGTCCATAAGCAGTTGCAAAATTAGTTGTTAAGTAGCGTGAAGTTGGTGTTGAATCGTTATATAAATTGTTGCCAACAAACGCCCCACTAGATGCGTTATAAACAGAAGCGGTGTTTCCAATCTGTAACGTACGCTGTGAAGAACTCCAAGCACTCGGCGTCACCCCAAGGCCGAGGTTGCCGGAGGAGTCGAGGCGCATCCGTTCGGTGTTAGCCCCGGCACAAAGAAACGCTAGACCGCCATCATTTAAGCCTTGAATTCCACTTGTAATGCCAGCAGGCTCAAATGCAATTTTGGCTGTAGAGGCCGTACTGGCGACAATAATATTAGCGTTATAGGTTGTATCAAGACCGCCGTAGACAACTAACTTAGCCGTAGGCGAACTCGTCCCTATACCCAGACCTGTGGAGGTCAGGCGCATTTGTTCGGAGCCATTGATGACGTACTCAAAACGAGCGCCAGCAGAAGCGCCACGAATAATCATCGTATTTGTGTCAGACGATCCAGCACGAAGCTGAACGTAACCAGATGCCCCTTGACCGCTAAAATCTCCACCAAGAGCAACAATGTTCCCGCCATTGGTTAGCGTCGTCCCATCAAACGTCAGCGCACTCCCACTGGTCAGGACTTTGCTGGCGTTGAGGTAGGCCACGCCGTTAGCTGTGCCGCCATTAAGCGTGACAGTGCTGGAGGTTGTCAGGGTAGTGAACGACCCTGTAGAGCCAGAGATGGGGGTGCCAGTGATGCTGCCGCCTGTCAAAGAGACATTGCCGCTTATCAGGTTCGTAACATTGCCGGTAGTGACATTGGCAGTCGTTGCTATGAGCGTAGTCGTGTTGACTGTCGTAGCGTTGGCAGTCGTCACCGTCACGTTTGTGATGGTCACATTCCCGCTAGAGATAGTCACGTTCGCCAACGTCATGTTGTTGAGCGTGGTAACAGTGTTGCCTAGCTGGATAGCCGTATTGCCCAACGTGATGGGCGTGTTGAAGTTGGCGTCCAACTGGGACAGCGGGATGGCAGACGTTGCTGCACCAAAAGAATACGGGACTGGCATTTAGAACCTCACTCTCAATTCGTGTTCCATCTCAAACGTGCTGACCACAAACCCTGGGTCAGAGCTAGTCAAGGTCAGACCTAGATACTTGCCGTATTGTTGCGCGTCTGACTTGTAAAGGAAATAGCTGTTGGTCGTGACCCATCCGATAACAACACTAGAGTTGTTGATCCACGGGATAACCTGACTTGCATTGTTGATCCACTGTGCAAAGTTCGCAAGCGTGTAAGGTGGGCTAGAGCCTTGTTCGCTATCTACAGTGATGGTGAACGTAGCACCCTGGTCAAGAATAGCTTCTACACCAAACTTCAGAGCCTGCTTGGTCCTGATAGTGTCCTGCATGGGGCTAAGAGCCGTCTGAATCATGCTGTTGATGGACGCTGTGCTGCTGTTGTAGAGCTTGTAGAAGTCCTTGTCGTCCACTCCGTAGAGGTTGATAAGGCCAGCAACCGGCAAAGAGGTCACGTAATCAAGCGAGCCTTGGCTTGTCAGGAACCACTTCTTGTCAAAAAACACCGCCTGCAACTGCCTAGGAGTCACGCCAGGAGGTGCGTATGTGAAGTTGAAAGCTGCACACAGAATGTTGTTGAGCAAGACCTGTCCACCCGTCACAGGAAGGGTGAAGTCTATGTTCGGGAAAATTCCGTCTAGCTGGTCAGACAGCTTGCTCGTGGTAGAACCAACCAAGGCATAAATGCCGTAATCATTCATGAACAAAACAGAGCGGAAGTACGGGAAGATTGCCCGTAACCGCCGAGTTCCTACGCTTGCGCTGACGTTAGTGTTCGTAAACAGCGTCTGACCTGTGCTGGACACCCGCAAGTCAGAGAAGACGTTGATGCTGTCGTCCCCAAAGATGTACAGGAAGTTGTTGGCAGAGACAAGAGCGCGAATGTTGCCGTGCAAAGTAGAGTCTGTAAGGGTAAAACTACCCGCAGACACACTTGTAAAGTCCGAATACGACCCCGCAGCAGAGTAGTAGACAGTCCGGCCAGAGGCTACCCAGACCCTGCCGGAGAACGTAGCTACGTCTACGATGTCGTTGAGGTTCACAGCAGCTATTGCAGTAGCTGCATTTGTGGCTCCACCGCCAGAAATAGTGACGGTAGTGTTGGCAATGTAGCCGCTACCAGGGTTGGTCATGATGACTTGCGTGACCTGACCCCCGGACAAGATGGCAGTACCGGCAGCATTTGTTCCTGTGCCGGTAATTGTGACTACCGTGTTTGCTGCATTTACGTAGCCAGAACCGCCGTTTGTGATGACTACGGCTACCGTTCCGGTCTTAAACGTGTTGTAACTGGCAATGGCAGTGGCAGTAGTTCCGCTAGGCGGGGCTGCTATCGTGATGGTGGGGCTTGCTGTGTAGCCTGTACCTGCATTAGTCAGGGTTATGCTGTTAACTTGGCCTGTAGCAACAACAGCAGTAGCCGTCGCAGCACCGCTGGAGAACGTGACACTAGGAGCAGTGGTGTAACCGCTGCCTGCGTTTGTCACGGTAACAGCTACAACTGCACCACCAGAAATGGTGGCAAAGGCTTGTGCTTGCGTACCGCCTGTTTGGTCAGGAGGACCAATAGTGACTCCTGGAACAAAGGTATAGCCAGAGCCGCCAGCAGTAACATCAACCGCAGAAATGCCACCAGAACCTGTACTGATGGTAGAAACAGCAGTAGCCTGCACCCCGTTGGCATCATTAGGCGCAGAGATGGTCACAGCAGGGGCGCTGACGTAGCCTGAGCCTGGGTTGGTAATGCCTATCGTGCCGACAGAACCGATGCTAACAAGGTTCGCGCCATCCCAGTCAAACAAACCCTTGCTTGGGTCGCCTATGATGACCCGCTCGTCTTTGTACTGAGTAGACGTAACGCCAGAGCCTGAAAACGTGCCAGCAGAGGCAATGTTTCCTATGCTGCTGCTAGTGATGTTTACGAACTGCGCCCTGCCATTGTCTTCAAAAGACAAAAGGTAGTCGTTGCTGTTGAGGTTTGCAGACTCTAACGCAGTGACTGTGTTGGCGGCTGTGATGTTTGCGCCTGCGCCAGTAGTGACTTTTGTCTGGGCTTTGACAATCTTGATGTTGCCAAACCCGATAGGCATAGCGTTCTCAATCCACGAGAACTCTTCCTCGTCGATAGCTGTCCTATTGGCCTTGGTGTTTAGGCCCTTAAAGTTCTTGATGACAGCATAGGACTTCTTTTGTTCTGCTGCTGCCATGATTAGTACGGATTAGAGTAGGGGTCCGGGATGCGCCGTGTGTACGTGCTGTTGAGTGCCGCCTGAATATTCTTGGCGTACTCTTGTTTGTAGATTTCAGCTTCCCCGTAGCTCTGCTCTTTGTACTTGGCTTTGTACGCAGCGTAGAAAGCTACAGGCGTGGTGTAGGGGTCAACAATCTCGTCAACTTGTGTGGTGGCTGACAGAACCAAAGGTTGCGGCAAGATGACCGTATCTATCTCACAAGGATAGACTTGGTCCGGCACCGGGCCGATGTAAATCTGCCCCTGTCCGTACATAGAGAAGCACACAGGACGCCTGTGTAGTTCTGCCAGTAG